CCCTGTGAAGGGGGCGGAGGCGCTCTACGGCTCGTAGAACACCTCCTCGTACACCTACGAAGGGCATGGAAACCGGAACTCGATAACCTCCACACTATTCTTAGTGAGCGAGCTCTGTTGAAATTTCGGTGAGCAAACCTTGGTTTGTTCTGTGTCCCAAGATAGGTAACGGGTTGGGTTCTACAACCCCGTGTCCCGTACCCTCAACTGGGTCAGACGCAATTGAGTCGATGGAGATCTCCCAATTTGGGATATCCAGAGGCATAAATTGTAGAAGATGACTGAGTGTCTTCCCTAAGCGTACATAGCGGTCAAGGGGATTGTTCTTAGTGGCAGTATCTAAGTTATATAGATCTGCATAAGACAGGAACCTTGGCGTGCGTTGCACCTTGGAAAGAAGACGTACTCCTTCGAGTACCTCAGCCCAGGGCATGGGAACATTCTCTGCCTTGGCCAGATTCTCTATGATCGCATCAATGCCCTTTTTGGCACGTGCTACTTCAATGGAGATCCGCGGCTTTAGTGTTGAATTCCCTGTAATGGGACTAGACACGAAGTGCGGCGGAGTGTCGGTTATACCGACACCTCCATAGCCCTCTTCCTCCGCTTCATAATCTTGGTATGATTCCCCAGAACTGGGGAGGACATATCCTCGAGAAGTGAATAACGGAAGGCCAGTTGGCCACCGCTCCGATTCATTAATGGATCCAAACAACTCTTTGTAAGAGTCATACAGAACTACCCACATGCCCATATGGGCATATTGGGTAGCCTCCGAGTAAATCTGCTGGGGTACAAGGTCCTTGAAATCCCGATGAAATTTCTTCAAAGGGACCGGTTGGGTAATGACCCTTCCGTTAGGATACTTTCTCTTAAAGAGATAAACCCCAGGAGTATCGGAACTTTCCATTCTATTGAGTAAGGCACTGTCCTTCTCTAAGGCCACTAGGTCATGGTGCCAGCTAGGGTCGAATTTGTCGGGATAACGTATCCCGGGAAGCTCAGGTGCCCGATTCCCTTTGCCCCTTAACGGGACATCGGTGATGAAAGGTAACACCCTACTATCCTTTATTGTTTCGCCCCAGCCGCGAAAGCGTATACTGGACAGATCCAGAGA